CAGGGTATGTCTGTTTTGCACCACTCTTTCCAGGAATCTGCCCATATCGTCGTTTCCCTCATAGCCGGAGAAGTAGAGGAAATGATGGCGGCGCAAGCTTTGGAGAACCTTGGCTGTTTCCTGTCTTGCATCCTTGCCGGAGGATTCGTCCGTACCTTTCACCAGGTTGCAGATGAATTTCTTCTCTCCATTTTTGTCAAGGAACAGATATGGGACTATAACTGTGAAACTATGCCGTGTATGGTCAAATATTCCCATTGGTTTTTCTTTGAGGATGCCGCCTTTGAATGTGACCTTCCGGTAATGTCTGTCCATTTGCTGTTCCAAATCCTTTCTTGGTGTGTTCACGGAACGCAGCCCCGTAAAATACCGTCCGTCTATCCGGAAGCAGAACCGGTGAATGCCGGCATGATACGGCTCGCTCATGAAAAAGAAATTCCGGGTGTGCCGGATGGGTGGCAGGGTGTCCATATAGTCAAAATAGTCCTCTTCCGTAATTTCACAGAACGGGGCGCAGAGAGACTGCAGGTGGATATGCATTTTTTTGCAGATGGCATTCCCGGGCACGGCAATGAGGCTGGGGTTATTTTCCCTTTCCCTCAATTCTTCCAGTGTTTCGTGACCATAATCACTATGTATCCCATCAGACATGACGGTCACGCAACTGCCGTCAAAGCAACGTGAATCAATGATGAATCTCAAATTGTCGTTTTTCATGGCTCAGATGTTTTGAAGGTCCAACAATCTTTTTGCGGCACCGAGGGCATTGGAGGTAAGCTGCCGTTGCCATGCCTTGTTTTTGGGTGACCAGCGGAATCCGGAGGATTTCAGTTCCTTTCGTCTGCTGTCTTCGGGAATCCTGTCAAACAGGATCTGAAGGCGGTCTTCCCCATAGTTCCATACAAGTGTCCCGCCCTCGAACGGCACTTCCTTGTTTTCCCGGCTTTGCATCGCTTTCAGCTTTTCGCGCATCCGTTCCGCCAGTTCCGGCAATTGGAAGAATTTGTTTCTCGGTGTGATGACGGGTTTCTTCACCCTTGCGTTATATTCGGAAATGAAGTCCACGGCCCTACGGACGATTTCCACTTCCCCGTGATTGGCCAGGGTGGATACCTTGTTCAGGATGCTGCTGACAAACAGGGCACGGCTATAGCCCCGGCATTGTCCGGTATCAATCCCGTGGATGGTATCGGCACTGCTCTTGATGTCGCGTTTGAGCGTCTGCCATGCCTTTTCCTGTTTCTCTTCCTCCGGTCGTGCGGCTTCCTTTTTCCGTTTGACGGTTTCAAGAACTTTTTTCCGCCAATTGCGGAATTCCTCGTAACGGTTCTGATAGCTTCTGTTCGTTTTCTCCTGCCTGTAGTAATCAAATCCGCTCCGTCCCGTCACCATCGGGTTGGCACAGCGTGAGAGGGCCGAGAGCTGGGCGGACAGCTTTTGCCGGTAGGCGGCGATGTATGTATCCCGTTCCTCTTCCGGCATGAGTTGCAGGTCATTGTGCAGCTCCTCTCCGTAGATCATGATGTCCGTCTCGCCGCGAATCTCCGGATTGAAAGAACTCCAGGCGTATGCGTCGCAAGCCTGTTTCCACATATCATCCAGATAGCCCGGATGTTTGAATGCTACGGCTTGCCAGTCTTTGAAATCCCTGGAATGCAATTCATTCCGTTCTTCCGGATTCCCATACAGGTGTGTGTAATTGGACATTCCATGATGCTCCTTTCTGAAAAGAAACGGTACGGGGGGATAGTCCGTACCGTTTTTCCGGATCATCGTGACCCTGTGTGCATTTTCTATGGTAAGGTCTGCTACTTGTTCCTCGCAGACCTTTGCTGTTGTTTCATTCATAATCATTACTTTTTTAAATGTCAGCCGTAAATCATTTCTTCCAGTTCATCGTCCGTCAACAGGCGGATTTCTTCGTCCGAACAATAGTAAGCGATTTCTTCGTCCAAATCGAATGCTGCCGGATCAAGGCTTCTGATGCCATCCAGCAGTTCCTGTTCCAGTCTTTCTACGGAAACCAGATAGTTTCCATCTTTGCCTTGCACTTCCCGTGCAGGATAGCTCATTTCCCGATAAACCAACATCGTCATTTCCGGATTGGCTTCCTGCTGTCCTTTGCTTGTTGTCTTTCTGTTCATACCTTTATTTTTTTAAGTTTGACATGATCGGCTCCATGGAGCCGGATTTTCGTTTTCTTACTTGCCGGGCTGTCTTTTGTCGGGGATTGAGCAAGGTTTGGCAAAAGAAAATACCGCAGCGAAGCGAGGATGA